ATCTTATTATGATAACACCCCATAGTTGCAGTTTTAACTGTTTATACTAGGTGCTCTTATGTAGACTTATCGTCTGTTTTGATTACTTTGAGGATTGGTTTTACATCAATTTACAAAGTCTATCGCTCGTTCGAAATTTGTTGCTCATTGAGTTTATACATAGTCTTCGAGTTCGTACATGATACGTTCATTGGTATTCAACCACCACAAGACTTAAGCTAAATAGTCTCTAAACTCCATTGGTAACCCAGTATAGTCATTTTCTTCATTCTTTGACTTTAAATAAAGAAGCTCTGTACTTTTAGTACACCAAGTTAATTATATAACCTATCTCCTTAGTTGTTAGTACACCTAGGAGTGTGTTGTAAAGTTACAGGATTTGATTACGATCTTCACTGGTTCTTAAGACCTTCCAGTGACAATATGGTTACGTGCAACTAGCAAATACCAGTTTGACAACTGTTCTTTTTCGCTATAGCGGCCTTATTGTATCCCGAGGACTCCCTACTTCATACTTCTCTGTAAAGCTTCAGCGCCAGCAGATTTGTAATAGAAAAACACCCTCTTTAACCTTTTTGTGAAGATGACTCCAGCTCTTTTGTCTGGATGTTCTACCTTTCAGGAAGTTCATACACGGTTTGTAGGTAACCTAAAACCTTCACCCCCGAAAAACCAAAATGCAATCACAATCTCTTGTATTGAATCAGGTCTATCAAATGGGTTCGTCAAACCCGAACAACTTCGATATCGTATATCTATATGATGTCAACACCAGCAAACGCACCGAACGCGTTTTGCCCCCAATTACTCCAATCAACGAGTATCGTTCTTCAATTGACGATTTCATCGATGATGCTACCGACATTAAAGTTACATGCCGTAAGCTTCCTTCATCGATTTCTTCTATTGGCTCCTGCAAATGGTGCCATAAGAAATACCCCTTGTGCATTTGTCACTTTGACAATGCCGAGCCCCTTTCATATCAAGGGCGAATCAAAAATCTTCGAATCAGGTACACGCAAATTTTGCGTAGTGCTGGTTCTTGGGCCAATGAGTCTATCTCACCTGCGTCTTCGTACGCTGATTGGGGATTGAAACTCGTTGAAGATGTCGCACTTCTTATCCACTATCTTGTTAAGGCTTCAAGTCGCTCCGATTATATCGTAGCTGTCACCACCTTCGCAAAACTGCGTATTCCACATGCGGTTACCTCTAATAAGTTTTCTAAGACATTAGTGTCTGAACTTATTAAGATATTGGATCACCCCACCCTTCAGGGTTCTCTCCCAAAGATGGTTGATGATGCCTATGACATTTTCAATCACTACAATAAAATCAAGGACTCTGAACTTTTTCAAAAGCTGTACAAATTCAGCATGTTTGCCCTCACCCACTCTGTTTTCGAGTCGTTTGGCATCACATTTGACCGCTGCAAGTATTCTCTACTTGAGCGAGAAGTTATTTCCCGGAAGTTTTCCGGAAACCTCAACTTTCTTCAC